CTAACTCCTGTTTTAACTCCTCTGAGACCATTATTATGTGACTTGGAAGGTAAAGAACTAAAAATAGATTATCCAGAATTCGTAAACTACGCGGCCAAAGTTGGTAAAATGTTATCTAAAAATGTGGGTAAATTAGGATGTCATGGTAACACATTAATAGATTCTTGGAGATATTTATATACAATTGGTACCAATACTGATGACTGTTTATCTTACAATCAACAAAAAGATGGATACGATATTGTAAACTACAAAGAAGACAGTCAATTACCTTTATGCACTGCCATCACAGGCGATGAAGGAGATATGTGTGGTAATTATTCACAAGAAAGAGAAACTGGAGCGGAAGATGGAATCCCCGCAAGATTTTATCGAGCTCTTTGTTATTACTCAGTCCCGGGGACACCTCCCCATGGTAGCGAAGAAGACATTATGTCAGAGATCTACACAAATGGACCTGTTACGACAGGTATGGAAGTTTATTCTAATTTTTATTCGTTCGATCCTAAGACCCAAATTTACGCAAGTATCAAAGATGACGTGAGAGTTGGTGGTCATGCGATTAGAATTGTTGGATGGGGTGAAGAATCGGGTGTTAAGTTTTGGTGGATTGCTAATAGTTGGGGAACTAAATGGGGTATTAATGGTTATTTCAGAATGATAAGAGGTATCAATGACTGTAAAATAGAAGAAAACGTAGTTTGTGGTCTCCCTGATCTTTTTTATCCTACTACGATGATTTTCCCTAAAACAGAACACGCATTAATAGAAAGTATACCCCCATTTATTAGAGAGCAACGTCTTGTCATAGATTTCGGAAATGGTATTAATGGTGGTGGGATAGATCCACGAACTGGATTCACTCGTCGAGCTCAATATAGGTACACTGGTTTTGATTTCTCTCCACTCACATCTTTGGGAGAACTTATAAAACTAAACACAACACCTTTTTTGGCTGGTAATCTAGGTATACAAGAAAATTTCACGATGTCTAAACAAGCAGGAAACTCGGCAGCTGTTATATTTATCATAATCTTTTGTATCATAAGTTTACTGTCATTGGGATTTATGTGTTTTACCGCAGTATTACCCGAAAAACGTAAAAAGAAGTAACACGTAAATTTTTATGCTTGGTCTGACCAAAGCCTCAGAACCGCTGTAGGTGAAATATATTATATATGGTAGATGAATCTACCATATATTAAAAGTGACCACTTTTGGACCACTTTTCCTTATTTATCGTGCTAGCAGTATGATTTTTAACTTTTTGATGCTCACTCTGACCAAAGACTTTCAGCTGGTCTAGATAGTATATTTGGATAGAAGGTATCTGAATCATGTCGGTCGTTAATCGAGACATGTATTAGATACTTTATAAAATGAAATATAAGAGCTACAAACTACAAAATAACAAAATGGGAATCAAAAATTTACATCAATTTTTAAGAAAAAAATGTCCAGAATGTTACAAGCAAATTCATCTAAGTAGCCTTGCTTACAAGAAGGTAGCGGTGGATGTGAGTCTGTTTTTGTTCAAGTATAAATCCGCTGTTGGCGATAGGTGGATTCACGCGTTCATTAATCTAATCCTAGCATTGCGTCGCAACAACGTACACTGTTATTTTGTGTACGACGGACCTTCTCCTAAAGAAAAGGAACAAGAAAAAGCGAAAAGAAAATCTAGCAAAGAAAAGATCCAGGAGAGAGCCCACGACATTGAGTTTGCCCTCGATACTTACAACAAGTCGGGAGAAATTATGGATATTCTACGAGAGACCATGAAACGTCGTAAGAGTCCTAAAAAAGTGAAAAAGCTTTTGGGTAAGAAAACCAAAGATGAGATTGACGTTCGTTGGTTAGAAGATTACTTGGCTAGAATTCAAGGACAAGTAGTTAGAATGACTAAAGAAGATATAGAGGTTAGCAAACAACTATTTGATATTCTAGGTGTACCCTATGCTACATCTTTGTGTGAAGCAGAAACATTATGCGCTCATCTATCCAGAGATGGTAAAGTTTATGGAGCATTGTCGGAAGATACCGATCTTCTAGCTTGCGAGGCTAGTGTATTCCTTCATAAACTAAATACAAGAGATGATACATGCTTCGCCTTGAACATCGATGAAGTACGAGAAGCTCTAGAGCTCGATAGACAGGAGTTTCAAGATTTTTGTATCATGTGCGGGACTGATTATAATTCTAACTTGCCCAAAATAGGCCCTATGAATGCATACAAACTTATCAAAGCGCATGGAAATCTGGACTCTTTTCCAGAAGATATGGATGTTAGTAGTCTTACTCATACCCGGGTGAGAGAAATATTTTCCACTTACCCGTCTGAAGTACCCGATGCTACCTTCTGTGGCGCTCCTCAATGGGACAAGCTTTCAGGATTTTTATTTAAACATAATTGCCATGCTGCTTATGCTAATATCCAAACAGTCATGAATCCTGTTGAAATAGTTTTTGCCGAATAATAAATGTCTTATGAAGCATTAAGATATAGTTATGTGATTGAGAGAAATCCAGTCATAGACGCTGAACAAGAAATTTTAGAATTAGAAAGGTTATTAATTGAAGCTCGTGAAAGATTGAGACACGAAAAACGCCGAAGAGGTATTGAACAATCATGGTTTGATTGGGTTTGGGAAAGTTTAGGTTATTAGTCCAAACTGTCTACGCGTTACGTGTTTGAACAGATTGGGGAAAATCTTGATAAAGTCATCTAGACATTTGTCGCAGATAGGTCTGATGACCATCGAGTCCTGATCTCGATCTGGTATCAACAACACTGCTTCGTGATTACAAATAAAACATAACATAGGTTTTATTTGTTAACATTTATCTCTTATAATACACAGTCCAACTATGGTCCACACGGCATAATAAATAATGGTAAAAACATCCATTTATATTATTCAACATTTTCGGAAAAAGCTGGTATAACTCTTCCAGACGGGTCGTCCGTGTCTTGCCACTTAGGCATCCAATGATGAGGGATTGGTGCTTCCGTGGCTTTGTAATAATTGTGGTACATCTTGAAATAATAAACTGATTCGGGCGTTACTGGTTCGCATAAACCCATATGTCTAGCTCTTTCCAAATCTTCCTCGGCGAATTCTTCTTTTACGTTTTCTTGAATTCTCACATACCAAGGATTCTCAACACTACCCACACCATCACTAAATCCCTCTTTCCGTCTCCATAATATCTCTTCTGGAATGTAAGGATTACCTGAATCATCTTTTTCGAAAGATTTTCTAAGTATATACTTTTCCATTACATTTTTAGGATGTCTCAATTCTCCTGGTAATCCAAGAGCCATTTTCAAAAATTGTTTATCCAAAAACGGCACTCGTAATTCCAACCCATGACACGAAACTGTTCTATCTGAACGAAGCACATCAAAATAAGGTAGTTCGCTAACTAGACGTCTCGATTCTTCCTCCAGAATTTCATTCGTGGGAGCATAATGGAAATAAAGATATCCACAGAATATCTCATCCGATCCTTCACCCGAAAAAAGAACTTTAATATCGGTATTTTGACTAATCCACTGACAAATTAAATACATCCCAACTGAGGCTCTGATAGTTGTAATATCATAAGTTCCAGTGGCAAGCACTACTTCCGGAATTGCTTCAAATGCCTTTTCCATGGGTAGAATAATTTCGCGATGATCTGTTTGTAAAAACTTAGCAACTTTCCTAGCAGCAAGGATATCAGTCGCGTTTTCATTAAACCCGATTGAAAAAGTTTGAAGTTTTCTAGGAGCCATAAGTCTCGAGAGAATAGATGCTATCAACGAACTATCCAATCCACCCGAAAGTAAACAACCAATAGGTCTGTCAGACAGTAAGCGCTTCTTAGTAGCGTTAATTAAGACTTTTTTGATATTAGTTTGCCAATTAAAATCGGTATTTAGATTGACTCGTGGAATTTGATACCAATTAATTAGATCCAGGCGCCGATTATGAAAATGATAATAGCTCCCAGCAGGTACCTGTCGAGTCTTGTCAAACTCAGAAAATCCTTCGAGAGACAATGGAGTGGAAGCAATAGCTATATCTCCGTCCTTTTTTCTAAAGTATAGAGGTCTGACTCCAATAGCATCTCTTCCAAAATATACGTTATCACCATCAATCAACGTAAACGCAAATACACCGTCAAGTTGATCTATAATCGATGTAATACCAAATTTAAGATACAGATGCAGCATCACTTCGCAATCGCTCCCTGTGGCATTAGGAAACTTATATTTTTTCTGGATCTTCTTGTGATTATAAATTTCACCGTTCATAATCAGTGACACTCTCCTGTCGTGGTCAACGACCAGACAAAAAGGTTGATCTCCTATTTTAGAAATGCTATTGATAGCCAATCGACAGAATCCTAAGACCTGTGATTCAAAAATCCTGATTTCGGTTCTGTCAGGACCTCTATTTTTTAATAATTCAACCGCATTAATTATCCCATTCCAACCCATCCTATGAGTTGTACCCATAACTTTTGATTTGAGAAAGAAAATTCCACACATTTATATAATTTTATTTCATTCATTAACTTAGAATTAAAATTATGACATTTCTGGTAGTAAGAAATTATCCGTGAGATGTACTAACGCATTGTTAACAATAATGTCACCATTAACTACGTTTACTGGACCTCCACATTTTTCACCTATCAATGATAAACCTCTACCATCACTATTGGTGTAAACTATGTGACCTCTAATTTTTGTATCCAGTTTCATACTTTCACTACTTGTTAATTCTTTCATACGTATTTGTCTAGACAATGAGTTGTATTTGATCATTCTCATGGCTTGATGTTTTTCCATATTCATGAACATATTTTTGTTCCACTTTTTTTCTAAGCTTTTGTCAGATGGTATAAAGACGGTAGAATCAAATTCGACCCCGTTAAAATCATACTCGAGATCGGCTTTGTTTACTAAGAATTTGTAGATACTAAATAATTCAGAATTTTGTACTAAAAAGTCCCATAATGTGCCAGGGCATGGTTTGAGGGGTTCATTATTGTGCAACGGGCGAATTTTTTCAAATTGGTAGGTCAGATCAAGACCTGGAATAACTGGTGCGAAATATGCCATTTTAATTAATTCTAACATTTTTTAAATTGTTGAATAAATGTCAGAATGTTGTGATAATATAATTGATCCAATGGAAAACCAAACAGGACTAACAATGAACTCAACATCAGGACCACTTAGTTGGCCTTATGCAGCATGCACTGGTGCAGTCAATAAAAATGGAATTTTCACAGCATTAAGTCCGGAAAAAGGTCTTCAAAAATGCCTAGAATTTTGCAATAAAAGAAAAAAATTGACCAACAAAGATGTACCATCTACCGATTTTACAAAACTTACGGGTATAGGAAATGCGAGTTCGGGTATTCAACAATGTCATATGATCTATGATCAAATGAAACGTGAGAATTACACAGAAAAAACCCCACCATCTAACAGTAGCAACTGTTACTGGGTTGTACCTCTAGTATTGGTATCCTTTTTATTGATTGGGTTAATCATGTTGCAAAAGTGAAATTTAGAATTGTATTTTATCAGTTAAAATGGAACAACGTAAAATTCAAAGAATTGTGTTCATGCCCCCTGACAAAATAGGAAATGATAGAAATGAGTTTTTACTCCAAACTCTTAAACAAAATCGAGATAAATTACATTCACAAAAAGATGGTTATATAGTAGAAATACTGGAAATTATTGACTGGTCTAATCAAGTCTCTAATATTACTGGAAATATCTTATTTAAGACTAACGCGATGGTGAATTCAATTATTCTTAAAAGAAATCTAGAGATACCAGTTACTGTAACCATGATTTTGGCTCCAGGGATTCTCTGTAATTATTATGACATCAAAATTTGGGTTCCGATTGCTAATACAAATGGCTTCAAGTTTATTTCTAACATGCTTATCAAGAAAAAAGAACAAATCGCAGTAGGATCTACAATGAATGTTAAAATATCAGAAATAAGATATGAGAAGAAGAAATTTTCTTGTATTGCTTCTCTAGTAACCTAAAAGGAAATGGAGTTAAACAAAATGAGCGCACAACAACAATTACGTATTTTGTCTATATTCAAAGACCAATTTATTACTTTTTTGGATGAGCTTATCGCCCAATTTCCAAGTGAGCCCGATCTTGTTATAGTTAGGATTTTTATGAAAGACCAAGTTCCTGTCGCAGATGTATTATGTCATGTAATTCAGGAGATATTGCCTCACGAGAAAAAAATTATGTCGAAAGATGATAGATTTTTCCTTGAAAATAAAACCTTATTCCAAGAGATTAGTAGCGAAACGGTAATCCATTTTAAACGCCTCTGGACTTCGAAGGCACTTGACAATGATGATAAAGATGCTATTTGGGCATGGTTTCAATCTTTTTGTACACTTGCTAAGAAATATCAAGCAACCTTGAGTGGAAAAGCTATCCGGAGGAATTCCATTGGTGGATACGTGATCGATTAATTTTTACATCGCTAAAATGTTAAAATTATAAATACATTCCAAATGGTGGTTTAACTGTTTCGGACCCGTCCATGTTGTTTTTGAGACTCAGTTCAATTGCTTTGTCCAGATCTTCTTGCGTTATAATGAAACGATGACGATCCTCGAGGGAAAATACGCGTTGTGCGTGTGCCATTTTACATTTGGATAAAAATGTTTCTATGTCTCCTCCAAAATTTTTAAAGCATTTATTATTTTTCTTAATGAATTCTGAAAGATCATTCAAGCCTACATTAATTTTCCATTCCACTTCATTGATCATTTTAAACATAATCTTTGCCAATTCTAGATCTGAATATTTGTCAATGCGATGAACCCATTGAAAACGGCGCTCAAGACCTTTGTTGATTCTAAAAAAGCATTTTTCAATATCTTCTTCATATCCAGCGATGATACAGCAAAAATCGTTCTTGTGTTCCGACAAAAATGCGTTTAGTGTATCAATAGCTTCCTTAGAAAAAGAGTCTTTATCCTTTTGTCCGGGTCCTAAAGCGTAGGCTTCGTCGATGAATAGGACACCCCCCACGCAAGATTCCAAAAGTACTCTTGTTTTGATTGCAGTTTGACCTAGGTACGGAGCAATGAAATCCTCGCGTTTGGCTAGAGTAAAGCTCCCCTTACTAGATAAAACACCCATATTTTTGTAAATATTTCCTATAATTTCTGCTACAGAAGTCTTACCAGTCCCAGGTGGGCCAGTAATGACTGTATGTAAGTACTCATTTTGCCCCTTTTTGTGCATATTCTGAAGATAGTAAATAATCTGGTAAAACATAGTAGTTTTTAATCCTTCCATCCCTATCATATTATTTAATTTTTTGAGCTCTGGTAAAATTTTCCATAATGTTTGAGAATCCAAATTTTGGTATTCTACTTTTCGTTGAGCGATTTCAATCAAACTCGGAATATCCTGAACTTCTGGAGCTAATTCAGCTAGATCTTCGGATAGTTTTCTCCTTTTAGGCATGCGCGAGAACTCGCTAGATTCGTTGTCTTGGTACATTTATTTATAGAAATATTTTTAATCTAAAGTGTCTGTGCTTTTAAAAATACTAAAAATAAAAACACAACTTAAAGACAGACTAAGAATAAGAAATGCCAACTTCGAAACCTAAATCGTCTTCCAAGAAAGTCAAATCGTCCTCTAAGAGTAAGTCATCCAAGTCAAAAGATAAGAATCGTTCTTCCAAAGATAAGAGCTCCAAGAGCAAGACTAAGAATAAGTCATCCCGTAAGGAGAAGGTCGCCAAGACTCCCGTCGAGGAGGTAGTCGAGGAAGTAGTCGAGGAAGTAGTCGAGGAGACTACACCAACAATTGCCCCGAAGGCAACTAAAAAGCGCCGTGTCGTTGATCGCGAATCCGTTTTTACTTCCTTTGATGCTTTGC